AATGATTAGCAGATGTTAAATTAACAGTAAAATCTAAGTCAACACTGAGCGAAGTGTTTGTAACAGCAGTTACGCGTCTAATATTAGAATTGGCATCATTACCAATTCTAATATAATCACCGACAGAATAAACACTCTGTAAAGAATTAGTTAATGAGTGGCCAGTCTCAGAGCTAGTACCATTAGCTGTGATGTTTATATTAGCGCCGCTAAGAGTAGATGATAGTGTTAATCCAGTAGAATTTGTCCAAGCTACATAATAAAAAGTGTTGTTAGTTAGACCAGGAATAACAGTGTTTCCGGAAGCTGTCTTATAAAGAACTTGATCATTATTAGCAAAAGCTGCAGCAGATGCTCCAAGATATATAAAATCATTAGAAGATTGGATGTATTGAGAATTAGATCCAAACGTTACTGAAAAAGAATTAATACTGTTAGCAGAATTAGTTATGTTAACTTTACCTTTTTTCTTTGTACCTGAATCTGATGTTGATCTTAAAGGATAATTAAGAACAAAATCTTCTTCAGTAGTTCTAGCTACAGATATAGCAGCGCTGTTAACAGTTAAAACTGTGCCGACTGCATTGCTATAAGTCTGAACTACAGTATCACCAATATTAAAATAACCTTTAGTGTATAACAATTGTATAGTATCAATCTTTTGATAAACTAATTCGCCTTCGACTAAAGAACCTACTACGTCTTTAAGCTCCAAATGTGTAAAAGTGTCGAATGGTTCAGATGAAGATACATTTAATCTTTTATTTGTACCGTTGTACGTTTGGATTTCTCTTATCTGACCAGATCCATAACCAGATTTTAGATAGATTGATGAATTTACGTAAAAATTATCATATATTGATGAAGTATTAGGTAATTGAATAGTTCTATTATCAACAAAAGCTTGGATATATCCAGTCTCATAAGCTTTATAGTTACTTCCACCATCCGCTATAATAACAGAATCGATTGTTCCCTTAATAGCATTGTTAGAAACGTCACTATTGGCTGTTACGGGAATATAGTAATTACTAGTAAATTTTGTGTTTGCACTGTTTGAAACTTTATACATAAATTTCCAAACATAGCCGTCGGAAGTCATAAAAGTACCAGTTGTAGATGTTAATGATGGTCTAACAGTAGATTGCGCACCTTTATTATTATTAATACACTTATATACTTCATAATTATCATTCATTACGTAAAACTGTTTATCATAAAGAGCTGGATCGTCTTGATCGTATCTAGCATATACAGTTCCAGATGTCCAATTAACACGAGGAAGCATATAAGACACATCATCTGTACTAATCAGTTTACCGTAAAGTAAATCATCATATATTGTTAACTCATACTGATTAACAGAACCATTAGCTGCTAAAACTGCTGTATCATCATCACCGCCAGTGTTATTGGCCCACGGTTGTGGTCGACCAACGAAAACATAATAAGAATTTCTCGTATCTCTGATATCAGCAATAAACGAATCAATCTCATTAATGTAGTGATTTACTGTTAAGATACTCATACTATTCCCTAATACAATTTTTGCGAGTATTTATAGTCATAATTAACTACTTGTAAAAGAAAATGATTTTACAACCGACGTATTACTCTCAATGTAATCTTTTATCTGGAACATACCAAATAACGCTATACCAGCTGGATGTATTAAATTTCTTACTAAAGATTCATATTTTTCTATCATTTTTCTCGATTGTATTTGATATGAATAGTCTTGATAGAAATTTGAATCTTGTACATAATTTATATCATCTAAGAATCCACGGCTATCTTTCCAATAACCAGTACCCACTCCGCCAATATCAACTATTGACTTGCCAGTTAATACAACCTGATTAAGACCATTGGCAGAATTTAAAGTAACAGTCTCACCATTATTATAACCAAACCCTGAATCTATGACTTCAACAGCAGTTATGATTCCTTTAGCATTTGTAGCTATTGCATTAACATACGCATTATGACCTTTAAAACCGCCAAAACCGTCAGGTATGTTCAATGATTCAATATCTGGTTCAATAATATCAACTATAGGATCATTACTATAACCTGAGCCTGGGTTAATATGTGAAAGATACGTAATAGTACCAACTTCAAGTAATTTATATGTTAAAACTTCATACAACGGCGTATCTAAATTATCTAAATACGGAAGACCAGCCGTCCAAGAAGGAAATTCCCAATTAGTATTACGTGTCACAGCTACTATATTAGCCGTAGCACCGGAATAATTATCGGTTATGCTGCGCGAAGGAATGAAGTACCCGTTAACATAATTAACTGTTATAGAACTAGTATTACTAGTAACAATAATACCGTTGCTTACTATAGTATTTTTTGGCCAAACAGTATTAAGCGTGATTACACTGTTAGTAACATCTGATACTAATGTTATACCAGATACCAAATTAGCAGAAGATAGCATTGAATCATTAGATGATGTTAACCAGATAAGTGATTCTTCTGATCTATATGCATATAGATCAGTTATACCAAGACTAGTATTTGATAATTTTTCACCACTTTGAACATAAGTAATAGACTGTGTTTGACAATCTAAAATTACTATATTTGCGGTTGAACTTACTGTATTTCCTGGAAGTGAAAAATTACTAGTTAAAGTATTTATAGCTACATTAACACCTGATGATGTAAAATCAAGTGTTGTAAGTTTATAACCGTTGATTATATCATTATTATAATAAAATAATTCCTTATTAGTTAAACCGCCAATTTTAAATGACGCTCCAGTTCCACCTGATGAGACATTTACAGATGTTAAATTATTTTTTACTAGAGAATTCTCACCAACAACTTCAACATTTGAACCAGTAGCTGCTGTAAATGCTCCCGTAACACCAGTTAGTATAGCAACACTTGAATTAGATGAATATACTGTACCGGTTGCAGTATTACTGGATCCGGAAGCTGTCTGATATACAGTTTCACCTTTTTGAAATGCTTGGTATTCTTGATAATTTATTGTAGTATAATTTGGATTAACTGTAATTATAGCGTTTGTTGAAAATCCAGATCCACCATTAAGAAGAGTAAAAATAACTTTACCATTTTCATCACGTGTAGAAACAACTCGTGCTTTACCATCAGAACCTGCGCCAACAACATCGAGTGTATCTCCTGGTTGGAACCCGTATCCACCGTTTGTAATACTTATAGCAGTCAGCGAACCAATTATTGTTGGTGCATTATCGATTGTTATTTCTTCTACTTGATCACAATATATCTGTTCACCGTATTGAAATGTGCCCTGAATAGATGATAAGTATATTACATTAATGACTCTATTTTGTTCAATTTTTTCTGTTACTGACTCAACTACAGCTGTAGCATTGCCCGATGAACTTCTTATTTGATTACCGACAAGTTTATATAAGTAAGGATTGCCGGTAGTTTCAATATATTTTGGAATAGTCCACACACCATCAGACGGTCTTAATAAATGTTGGCCGGGAAAATAAAGACTTATATCTTCATTAAATACTATTCTAAAAAGAAGCTCATAAGCTCTCTTTGTACCTTTAGACCTATATAAATCTAATATGTGTTTAATTAATTTTCTTTTATCAGCTAACATATATTCAGGAATTTCTGATACATATGTATTTAAGAAATATTTTACAAATTCATCAGCTGTAGTATCAATATCAAAATATTCTGGTAAAGACCTAGTTTTTGTTACTACATCGCCAGTAGTAGATTCAAGCCATTCATAATAAGCTTGAACAAACGTTATAAAAGCGGGGCCATTGTCTCGATAAAAACTAGGAAATTGCTGCGCAATATGTGATGAGATGAACTTTGTAAGATCAGTCATTATACACTCTCAATTGTTATAAAAATTCCATTGGCTACATCAATTTCTATAACATCATTTTGCTTAGCAAAAACGTTCTGCTCTTCTGCTATAGCATAAAATTCTATACCTTGACTATCTCCAAAGCTATTAACAATAATATTATTGATAGAAATATTGCCGTTAGTATAATCAATTGTTCCAATCAAACTATAAGTTTCTTTACCAATTACAGTCACATCTTTTAGATATAAATTGCTAGAATTGTTGATTACACTTAAACCCATACTAGTCTGTGTTAATGATATTGTATTATTATTTGGGTTATAATCTGTAAAACTATACAATTTACCATTTGATGAAAATACTGAAGAGTATAATGAACCAGTCTTGATTTTATTTCTAAAATTAACAGTTATAGATTCATTTAAATTTAAAGTGGGTGTACTTATTTTTTTAAGAATTACATCTACTTCATTTGAAGAAATAGAAGTATCTGAATTATTAATATCTTCGAGAAGTTGAGAATACTTAAATTCTGTATGAAAGCTTTCTAGATAAGTATCATTGAAATTAATAACAGTATTTTTAGTAATTGTAGTAATATCGGCCGGCGACTTTATAGTACTAGAACTCTTATACTTTACTAGTATGTTTAGTTGTAAATAGAGTATATCTGGATTAACAAACGCAGGAACTAATCCGAGCGTCATTCTTTCTTTTAAAAATACTTCTATTTGATATTTTTCTGAGTCAGTTAAAGCATAACCAGATTGTGTAACTGGACAAACATATACCTTACCAAATCCAATTTCATCTGTAGTAGTCTCGCCGCCGTATACATGTACATCTTTTACTGATGGAAAATGCTGTAGTATAAGCGTTTTATAATCACTGGTAGTGATAGCTCTTTCTTGAGTTTGAAACCATTTTGTAGCGTTTTTCTTTATCTTATCAGTAGTTTCACGCTCAGAACCACCGGCAGACATATCTACTACATCTATGTTTGGAATGATAGCTGATCCATAACCATTGTATGAACCTAAATTATCTACTAAAGTAAATCCTTTAGCACCATTACCTATATCACCACCAGTGAGACGATACGTTACTTGAATAAGCGCGCCGTCAGTTGGTTTTCTTCCAATGATATCATCGCCGAAAGTTAACTCATATAAATCATTATCTGCTGCTTGAATAAAGAATACGTTAGAAGTATTTGTTACATTAAAGTAACTCGTGGCTTTGATAAATTCTGAATTTGATTGGCCGTTGTTTTCTGATACCAGAACATACACACTATCAGTATCAAGGCTATCATTTGAAAGGATGAATCTTTGATTGATTACACTGTTATCTACTATAAAGCTTTCAGTTACATTTGTTCCTTCATAAATTTTTAAATTTTCTGCAACGAAAGTATTACTAGAAGGATAAAGAACTACAGATTCATCTGTGACAAACGTAAATGTACTATTTGAATTTTGACCAGAAAATCTAGTTCCGCGGGGAATCTCAAAAACACTCAAACCAGATTGTGCAAATGCGCATGTTATAGAAGCTACGGCTGATCTTCTACTAGTAGGCAAATAGTTGAGTGTTTTAGCGTGTGATATCACACTGTTTCTTAATGTTGCTGAATCAAGAAACATCTCGGATGCTATCATATTTAAATAGTATGAATTTAGATAAGTATTGTACGCTAAAACATCTAGCAATACAGAAAAATTTGATCCTTCAAAATCATAATCAGAGAATATTGCTTGATTCTTAAGATACTGCTTAAGATTATTTTTAATAGTGTCAAAATCTAATGATACCAGACTTATTGAAGTGTTTGCCATTATTAGCGTACTCTTTGTAATGATACGTATAAAGTTTGTATTTCGGTTATATTTATCACATTATATACAATCGTTATATAAACATAATTATTATCAGGATCTAAATCAATACGAACATCTTGTAAATTTATGCGTGGTTCATTATCGGTTATAGTTTTCTGTATGTGATATTTTATATCGTTAGCGATAAACATATCATCTAATTCAAACATAGATTTAAAAATATTAGAACCAATGTTTGGTTGATATAATCTTTCACCATAATTAGTATATATCAAATTTTTTAAAGATTGTTTAATAGAATCGGTGTCTGTAATTCTGCCGAGATTACCAGTCACTGGGTGAGCTACAAAATCTGTGAAGAAATCAGAAAATGTATTTTTTACTTCATCTAATTTTTTAAAAAAATCTATTCTAGTTGTGGCCATCTAAAACTCTTTAATTATTATTTATATTGAAACGAAAAGTTTAGGATAAGCACTAACTATAATATTATCAGACGTATATAAACTACCGATCATTCCTACACCTCGACCATCTACTTTAAGTTTAGTAGAAGCTAAAGTTAATACAGAAACATCAGGGCCACATCCAGCAAACGGGTGCGGACCGACTAAATCACCTTGTAATGCAACTGGTATGCCACCAACAACAAGCTTCGAAATGCTTGGACCTGTTACAGTCATCATAGGCCCTGCACATAATTTACCTAAACCAGTTAATGAAAATACTGCATCTGCACCATTCCCTCTAGCAACTGCCGGCATTTTAATAATCTCCTTGCGCTATTAAATTCTGAAATCGAATAATGCCATGACTATATTCCCAAACAATATTTTGCGGCGTTGATAAATTTGATGGTCCGCCGGTGTAATTTACAGTAAAATCATGTGTTATTGTTGCTATAGTAACACTTGGGGGTGTCCAACCAACTATAGCTAACCATTGTGTATTAGGCGTGTTATACGGAAGTGTTCCTACTGTAAAATCATTTTTTAAAAAAGTGTATGTTTGATTAAAAACATTAGTTGGAGTTCCACTTACTCTAATAACACTGTTACTTACTGTAATGATTGATAAGCCTTCAACATTCGGCGTAAAACTAAAAACAACGTTTGAAACAGGAACTGAACCGCTAATAGATGATGTTACAGAAAATGTTAAATCCATTGAAAAATATTCTTCATCATAAACAGACGGGATGATAGCTGAACCATAGTCTCCTGGTATTGACGCGGGAACGTTTACTGTATTACTAACGCTGATACTAACAGTAAACGTTTCCGAAGGTGATGATTCTGACATTTTATATAATACTTACTAGCGGCGCAATCATGTTAATGATTCCAGCAGAATTAATGCTAGTAACACCGCCTGAATTAATACTTGTAGCACCCGCAGAATTAATTGTAGTAATGCCACCGTTAATAATAACTGTAGGTGCAGTGATAATAATTCCTGCAGGGGTTATCAGTATACTAGAAACGGGAGCTCCTCCTGGACCAACAGAAAGCTTAATAGATGTTGGGGATGTTATTTCAACTATTCCTGCTGAAGCTACACTAGCAACAGCAGCTCCAAATATAGAAACATCAGTACCACCATTTATACTAACACCAGTTACACCAGATATACCGGCACCACCCAGCGTCATTAAATTTATATCACCTAATGCATTTACAGTTTTAGAACCAACGATAGTCTCCATTGATTCACCCTGAACAGTAGAATACACACTGCCGCTTATTTGACTAACTAAATCACCTTCAGTAGTTAAAGACAAATCATCATTAGAATGAATGTGTAATGTTTCACTAGTACCAATAATTATTTCACCACCTGCTGTAACAGTAATATTTCCAGAAGTACACTGGTTGATACCAGAATCACCTGTATTTAGATTATAACCACCCTCTATCTTAACATCTTTATGACCATCTACAGTTTCTGTAAATCCATCATTATAATAATGATAAGCTTTATCTACAGAAACCATAGTAGTTTCACCAGATGGTCCTATTTCAACATAGGAACCTTTTGTATGAGCAATTTTTATAGATTCACTACCTGGGGTATCATTGAGGTGTATCTCGTGGCCACTTCTAGTTATAGTAGCTTGATTGTATGGATACTGAGCGTTAAACACTGAATCTGGGTGTCTAGCATTAAAATTTTCATCTGTTGTATCTGACATTATACAATACTCGTTTTCAATGATGTTTTAATCAATACTTTTTGTTTGTATGTTTTCATTTGAGATTGTAAGAATCTTCCTTGCAAAATTTTAAAAATACTCCTAATCATTTTTAATATTTTGAATACTCCGCCGACTGTTAACGAAACAGTAGCCGTCGCTAATTGTTCTATTGTTCGAATAAAATTAATGATTTTATTAATCATATTAACAATTTGTAACAACACGGAGGCTGCAATCGCGCCAATTAAACCTGGATCTTCTACTATAGCTATGCCCAAATGAACAGCCGGCCCTATTTTTCTAATAAAAGTTGCTGTTTGATTGATAGCGCCAGCAAAATCTTTTTGATTAAAACTGGTACCAACACTCTTAAACACATTAGTAGTATTTTTTAAAAATTCAAACTGTGTGTCAAAAAATATATGTTCACTGGCTGAAGAATAATTGGGCTGACCATTTCTTAAAGTATAATAAGGTGTTTGCGGTATTAAACCATCATCGACAGACGGTTTCCATTCAATGTATCCCGGATAAGGATCATTTTGTGGGGATCTATAAACTTGTATATAATTACTCGGTGGTGCTGAAACAAGATTTTCAGGTGGACCGATAGAGATATTAAGCGAGAGTGAAATTGGTGGAAAAACGATTGAATCTAACATTCTACCTGATACTATATCCGAAATTTCAGTAGTAACACCATGAACATAGCCAGCTAATTGATTCAGATCATACACAACTGATGCTAAAATGATATCGTCGTCTGTGTAGTTTTTTTGATTAACATGATTTGGAGCGCAACCGAGAGAAGAAATAGCATCTATTAAATTAGCTACAGCAGCTATAGTCCTAGCAGTCTCATTTAAAGCGTATAGTAGTTTAAAAAGACCAATACGTTTGGCTGTTTGTAATAGAGCATTCTTGATAGCTTTAACTGCTGTTTTTATAAGTCTATTAGCATAACTGCTAATCAAAGATCCAATATCTAAAGCGCCGAGCATAAAAGTCGGCATACAAGGAAGTGAAGATATAGTATTACCCGGATCTACTCTATTAATAAGATTTAATACGTTACTAGTATCGTTTGGATCTGCGTATCCAATAGTTGCAGCTTTAGGTATAGACATGCGACGTTCAACATCAGAAGTAATTACTGATCCAGTATCATTCTTAACACTAGAAATATCTTTAACACCAGCATCAATGAGCGCTATATTATTTCTTTGTGATGACAAATAAGAATATGGATTGTAAGGAAGAGGTTGACCGTCTGCAGATAATTGAGCCGAGCTAGGTATAGATCCGCCCGCCGAAACATCTATACTCGGCGCGCCGTTTTCAATCTTTCCATCTATAACGTCTCCAGACTTACCGAGAGAACCTAAAATTACTGGTTGCTGGTAATATTCATCTGCCCAGTAACCAAGTACGCGTGATCCTTTAACGAGACCAACGGGTGCTGTACCTATTCTGCCGTGCGCGGCTGAAGTAACCGGCTGGATAGGTAAAGCCCATGGAAGTGCTTCATCAGGTATAGCTGTTTTATTATCATGCCGACCATATACTCTAATTTGAACACGACCAGATTGGTGAGGATCATACACATTTGCTACTTCACCCACCCACCACTTAAAACCATTTTGACCTAAATCATAGTTAGCCATGTTAAGAATACTTTCCTTTAATACATTCTATTATACATGTATATCTAGGTCTATCAACTTGCATGCCTATCCTATGATGAATTCTTGTTATTAAGAATTTTCCAGATAATAAGGAATCTGCTGTGATAGGTCCAGATATAGATTGCTTATTTGGTATATCACAATCTATCATAACACCAGAAGTTAAAACGGTATCACCATAAACTCTAATTCTCAATGAATTCTGTAAAAGCATTGATAAGTAAGCTTGTCGATCAGCTAAGTTAGCAATGAGTTTAGTGTCTGGTATTTGAGAAAAACTCATTGGTATAAAAGTATACCCTGGATTATTACTTTTCATGTATTTATTAACGAAACTAGTCGACAAATCAGATTTTTTTCCGCCAGCAGATTTATAAGAAGTATCATCCGTGTATCTAATATTTGATTCATACTTAGAAGTAGTAAGATTAATTGACATTGTGTTCCTAGCACCAGCGTACTTAATTGTATCTATGGAAGACATGTTCTGATCAACTTTATAAGATAAAATATTATCATAATTTTGATTAGTAAAGTCAGTATTAATAGCATCAGATTGTTTAAATGCTTTAACTACATCTTGATTGAATAAAGATTCGATAGTAACATACTTAAATATTTGTTTATCATCTTTTCTTGTTTCAAAATATGAGTACAGCGATGATTTATCATTTTCAGACAATGAAATTTTTTTAATTAAATCGATAGCACCATAAGGATTTACTTTGGGTATCAATATTTTTTGTGCACCTTTAGTATTTTCTAATACTAAGTCTTTACTACTCTTAACATTATTTTCATGTATGTCTTTCACCATCTCGGAACAAAGCATTAAATAATTTTTTTCAACCATGTTTGTTTGCGCGAATAAAACTTCTTCTGAAACACACTTCAAAACATACATCTTAGATTTCTGCGAACCCGTAGATACTGTATCATTAACCGAATCGATCGCAAAAACATACTTTGCTTTTTGACTAGTAGCTGGTATACTTATATTTAGTACAACAGTTTCACCGCGACTTATTCTCAAACGACCTATCAAGTCAGTATTATCAAACACTGCTATATCACAGACTATTCCCGGTGTAAATATACTTTCATATATCGATAACCCAGCAACAGTTAAGTCGGTTACGTAACCGTTATCGGAAATTATGGCGAATAAATCTATATTGACGTCACCAGGTGTAAAATTTGCCATTATGTATTTAACAACAAGTTAAGGTTTTCAGCTATTTTACCAGAAATGCTATTAGCAACAGCTTTGATATTTTTATTATTTTCATTTAATTCAAATTCATAATCATAATAAGTAACTGCAGACCAATAACCAACTTGATTATTTGGAATATTATTAGCTAAAAATGCAGATGATGATACGGATGTGTTAGCTTTTGTTTCTAGACTATAAAGAAAACTATTAGACGGAACAGATGTTTTTACAACTTCATTACTTGTTATATTTTTAATAATTACACATGATGAGTTAGTAAACATTACTTGCCCGCGTCCAGACGTCTGCTTATTATAACTAACATTAATAAGTTCATTGTTTGAAAACACACTACCGTTAGCAACACCAAATTTAACTATTGAATTAGTGTCTAGATACGTATCTAATCTTTTTCTTCTGTAATTAAACGGCGTAGTTGAAATATAAGACGATGTGTATAACGGTTCGAAATAATCTTTTTGTTCTGGCAAAAGATTATTAAACTCATCTACTGTTATTGGATCAAGATACTTTCTCCAGTTATTTCTAAAATATTTAATTTTTATCATAGCTAATTGATAAGATCCGTATTTCTTATCAATATAACTATCAAAAGTAAGTGGATCCATATACCAATCATAATAAGGATCAATCACTTGGTTAGACATGAATAATAACCAATCCATGTATGGATCGTCATAATAAATTCCTGAAATTAGATCCGGTCTCTCACCTGACTTAACTTCATATTTTGAAAATAATGAATTATTTTTTGTGGGATCAATTAAGTTAACTTTGCGCGTAATGTCGCGGACAACTTGTCCGTTGTAATTTATTAACGGAAATTTTTCAAAATAACGTTGAGTCATCTGTTAATCTTTTTTCTTAAATTAATTATTGGGAGCATATTCTATGAAAGTAGGCTTAGGGTTGTAATGATTCTTTTGTCCAAATTTCAATCTCTTGTAGTTGCATAGTAATTTTAACTGTTGTTGGTGCTTTAGTATCTTTAAAGAAAGAAGGTGTCCCTGAAGCAACATAATTCACAGAAAAACTAGTAACAACGCATTTCTTAAATTTAAAAAGATAATTTGCTGGATTTTCAGATGTAAGTAATTCGGGCTCTACTATATCCGGATAATCCATTACAGCCGACCCAAAAGTTCGACTATAATTTGGCGACGTGTGATATTGAATTTTAGTAATTATGTTTTTTAAAGCTTCTGTTTCAGATTTATTTTTCGGCGTTAATAACCAATCAAATGTAAATTTTTTAAATATTGGATTCTTATACAATACAGTTTGAAACGGATTAAAAAGTGAACCAGAAAGCGCACTAGCAGCATTTTTTGATTGTTGTACAATATCTCCAAAACCAGCTGCTGCAGCTAGTCCAGCTGCACCACCTACAGCTGCAGCTGCACCACCTGTAATGGCTCCTTGCAAATTACCAATGGCTGATGTTATATTTCCTTCAAGTATTTGTTGACCTGATTCTGCCAGACCACCAATGATAGGACCAAGATTTTCTTCACTATAATTTTGAGAAAATGTATCAACTAAATTTTTAGGAATTGGCAATCGTATAGTATAGTTGGGTATTATGTTACCAGAAGATATAGCACTTGGTTTTGAATATTTTCCAAATCTAAATTGTATACAATAATTTGGAAAATCTACTAGAGGAAATTTTAAAGCATAAGGTGCATAAGGTGTTAAAAAACTATTTCTAGACATGGCTGCATTTAAGCTGTTAGTAGCATTATTCACACCCGTAATTTGAGTACTTGTAGTAGGAGGATTAGCCATAAGAAGTATATCTCTTTTTATAAATAGTTTGATTATTGTTTATTATTTTTATATTTATAAAACAAATCATGAGATACCAAGGATTTTTTAAACCTTTCAACCCACAAAAATATAGAGGTGATCCGACAAATATTATTTATAGATCATCTTGGGAATTAAAGATGATGATGCATCTTGATAAGCACCAAGATGTAGTGTGGTGGCAATCGGAAGAAACAGTAGTTCCGTATCGCTCACCAGTTGATAATAAAATACACCGATATTTCATAGATTTTACAGTTAAAGTTAAAACAAAGGAAGGTAAATATAAAATACTTCTGATAGAAGTTAAGCCTAAATATCAAACGGTACCACCAGTGTTAGAAGAAAAAAAACAAAAATCAAAAAAATATATAAGAGAAGTTATAAACTGGTCGGTGAATTCATCTAAATGGAGAGCAGCGCAGCAATACGCGCATAAGCGTGGATATGAATTCATTATAATGACAGAAGATCATCTTGATATAAGGACATAAATTGGCTACTATTTTTCAACAATTGGCTAAGAGCGGTAGGAAACAAGGAATAGAGATTCCTAATACTCAAAACGCTAGAAATTGGTTTCGTGATGTTGCGCAAAACATAACACGTGTTAGTAGCAATCGGTTAATGAATGATAAACAAAATATTAAGAATAAAATAAGTGTTACAGACGTTGGTAAGATGGTTATGTTTTCGTATGATCCAAAACATAAAAATACTTTACCTTATTATGATACTTTTCCACTTATATTCATTATAGGATTCAAAAACGACGGATTCATGGGTATAAATCTTCATTATTTGCCTCCGTTCCTAAGAGCTAAACTAATGGATGCTCTGTATTCAACTTTAAACAACCAACAGTACAATGATACTACTAAGCTTAAAATATCATACGAAATATTAAGTGGTGCTACTAGATTCAAGTATTTTAAACCGTGTATTAAACAATACCTATGGAATCATGTGCGAAGTAATTTTTTGAATGTACCACCAAAGATGTGGGATGCGGCTCTTTTTTTACCAACTGCTAGATTTCAAAAAGCAAATCAAGAACAAATTTGGCAAGATTCGGAGAATTTACTATAATGCCATTTAATATTAACGAATTTTCAACACACATTAAAAGGTTTGGGGTTCTTCAAACTAATCGCTATGAAGTATCAATTCCTGTTCCACCAATACTACTTAATAATAGTCAGCAGCAGCTAAGAAATTTAACTTATTTAAACAGTACGGCTATTCAGCAACACATAAATTTTAGAGCCGAGCAAGTAAAAATTCCAGGAATAGATATCCAAACAATTGATAATACACCTCAGGGCATTGGTTTAATGCAATCTTTTCCTACACACGTAAGATTTACAGATCCAACTGTAACATTTTTGGATAATCAGAATAATGATTTATATAAGTATTTTTATACTTGGAAGAATTCTATAGTAGATTATAGTGGTTTCGTGGCATCAACAAACATGTATAATCCACAAGCAAACTATGAAGTAGCTTATAAAAATGATTATACGGTCAACATGGTTGTTGATATATATGATAATGAAGAAAATAAAAAAACAACAATCGAGTTGTTTGAAATATTCCCCAAATCATTGAATGATGCGACTTTATCTTGGGCAGACACTAATAATTTATTTAGAATCACTGTTACATTTAAATTTAAGTCTTGGAAAATTCAAAACGTTTTGAACAATGCTTTTGCTGGTCTTGCGCAATCTCAAGAACAAATAACAATTGGTCCAGGTTAAACCAAATGTCAATTTTTTTATAATGGAGTGAAATATGTTACCAAAAATTAAATATCCAACATACGCTATTAAAATTCCTTCTATTGGAAAAAATCACACGTTTAGACCATTTCTTGTTAGAGAAGAAAAGATCTTACTGATGTCTAAATCTACTAATGATCCATCAGACATTTTTAGATCTATTAAGCAAGTAGTTAATAACTGTGCTATTGATGAAAGATTTGATGTTGATAAATTAACTATTTTTGATCTTGAATATATTTTCTTAAAATTAAGATCATATTCAGTTAATAATATAATTAATGTATCATATCGCGATAATGAAGATCAAAAAATATATAATTTTGAAATTGATTTAAACAGTGTTGAAGTAAAATTTCCGGAAAATATCGAGAAAAAAATTAAGATATCAGATAGTATGGGCGTACTAATGAAGTATCCTTCAGCTAAATTATTTGATGATAAAGAGTATCTACAGAGTGGTGAAGATTCATTTTTTGAGTTAGTATTAAGATGCATTGATAAAATTTATGATGGTGATGCTATCTTTGATGTATCATCTTACGAGAAAAAAGACGTTGAAGAATTTCTTGATAGTCTAGACGTTAATACGTATCAAAAAATTATCAATTTTATTGAAAATACACCAAAACTTAGTTATACTTTAAATTATGTAAATGAACAAGGAAATAACAGAACGATTGAGCTAAATACTCTAACCGATTTTTTTACGCTGCGCTGAATCACAACAATATAGAGAACTATTACTTAACATTGTTCTCTTTGATTCAGCACCACAAATACAGTGTAACAGAAGTAGAAGACTTAATACCGTTTGAGCGTGATTTCTTTGTTGAAATGCTTTTGAATTATTTAAAAGAATTAGAACAACAAAGGAATGCTATGAAATGATAGAAGAAAACTGGATTAAATCATACTGGAGACCAACCATGGGTTGGTTATATATGATTATGTGTGCATTTGACTTTATCATATTTCCTATCCTAGCAATGATTCAACCAAAATTCATCGAAGGGTTACAATACACTGTTTGGCAGAGTCTGACTTTATCGAACGGCGGTATGATTCACGTAGCTTTTGGTGCAATATTGGGTATAACTGCTTATACTAGAGGATTAGAAAAACTACAACGTAACACTGAACAAAATAATGGCTAGACTTCCAACACCGCAAAAGAAACAAAATTCTAGAGTAGCAACGAGAACTAAAAAACTGCCACCTGCGCTATTATCAATAATGCGTTATGATGGTTTATCTGCACATAATACAGATGTTAAACAACAACAAATTACTGCAAATAGAAATGTTCTAGACAAAAATTATACGGTTACTTTTGAAAAATTAAATTCAGAAATAGATAAAAACACAAATTCATTATATGCTCTAACAGAAAATTTTAATAAGCAAATAAATGTTCTTGAAAGATTAAGAGACAGTAATACCAGTACAGTAGATTTTACTAAAATACTAGATGAATTAATTCCAACAACAAAGAAACCAAAAACATCACGTATTAAACAACCTACAAAAACAAACGGTAGTAAAATTACTTCTGAAAGTACAAAAGAAAAAATTGGTAGTGCAGCGTCAAAAATAGCAAAAGGTGGATTAGCTGCAGCTAAACTAGCAGCGGCTGGTTTAGGACCACTATCATTAATAATAAGTAGTTATGAAGTAATAAACGATCTCAACGATATTGAAAATGATCTAAATCAGGGCAAAATAAATTCAGAAGAATATAAGAAAAAATATGCTGAAACTCTCGGTTCTTTTTTGGGTGGTGTAGCTGGCGCAGAAATTCTTGGATCTGTTGGTGCAGCTTTAGGGTTGCCTATAGGTGGGGTTGGTGCTCTAGTGTTTGGGGTAGTGGGAGGAGTGGGCGGGTTTTTTGCTGGTAAAAGCATAGGCAAATATCTTGGTCAGTATGTTGCTAATAAATTGATTGGTGATGCAACAAAAGTTGAACTACCACAACCGTTAGATATGAATGAAGAAACACAAAAAGAAATTAGAGAAAATTTAAAAGACAACACAATAAGAGATAAATTTGATCCTGCTACTCTTATAATGTTAGATCAAATAGCAGTTGCCGATCTAAAATCTCGCGGTTCTGCTTCATTAAAAAACAAACAACTTATTTCAGAAGCAGCTGAAATATTCAAGCGCAACGCAATCAAATCATCATTTGGATCTGATTATAATCAATCTACTCAAATAATACCGGCAGTTCCTGCTACACCACCAGTTCCTGCTACACCAGCAGTACCGGCAGTTCCTACTACACCAGCAGTTGCTGCTACACCAGCAGT